GAACAGCTTGCTGAGATACATCAAGCTGAAATACTTGCGGAGAGTAAAGATGACTTCGATGATGAGATCCCCTACTAAACCTTGTCAAGAATGCGGTGGTGATGGGTACATTGAGTATGATGTACCCACACCTCACGGATTTGACAGGGATGTAGGATATATAGATAGTGCCACTGAAGTTTGCCCTGAGTGTCAGGGTCTTGGCATATTTTATGAAGAAGAGGATATTAATTTCTAGTTGCCTAACACACGGCTGTCTCACAATTACAATGAGATGATTGAGATGCTCATTAATGCGAGACATGAACAGAGATTAAGCCAGCCACAGCTGGCAAATATCATAGGCTGTACCGAATCATTGATTCACAAATGGGAGCAGCACAAGAGAGTGCCGTCTGGTTTCTTTCTTATGTGTTGGCTAGAGGCATTAGGATATGACATCGAAGTCAAGAAAAAAGAAAGTAACAATAACGTGCGTCAGTTGCGAAAGTAATACGGAATGGTTTGTTGCTATACTAAAAAACAATAGCGGCAGATCCACACAGAAGCACTGGTATGTGTGTCTTAATTGCTATGAGGAGGACAAATGGCAAACCGTAACAAGAGCAAAGGAACATACCACGAAAAGTGGTTTGTCGATTGGCTCAACAAAATCAAAGCGCAGATCAAAGCGAAACGCCAGCCCCTCTCGGGAAGTTTGGGAGGAGAATATTCTGGCGACATCAAGCTCGAAATCAAAGGACTTGAAATGGTAGGGGAGGTAAAGTATCGTGATGCTGCATCCTTCCCCAGCCCTTTCAAAGTATTAGAAGGCAGGGATATTGCATTCTATAAAAGACGGAGGGGAACTCCGCAAACGCTAGTCATAATGAGTGGCGATAAATTTAAACAACTAATGGAGAACGACAATGGAATCTCAGAACAAACAGATCAAGAGTTATCTTGAGCAAGGCAATACTATTACTGCAATAACTGCACTCGAAAAATTTAAATGTTTTCGCTTGGCATCTCGAATCACAGATCTAAAACAATCTGGAGTGCCAATCGATAGTCAATTTATTGAAGTCGAAAGTGGCAAAAAAGTAAAAGAGTATTGGATTGCACAATGAAATCAGTAACTCGTGCTGTCGAAGATGAGGTATGGTCTCAAAGCTTGAGCCGTTCCTCTCGTGAAATCTATGCCGATGATCGAAGAAAGCAGAGGGAGGCCAGCAGAAGCTGGTCTCCTGATACTCTTGCGATCATG